TAAATCGTCAAAAAGCAAATAGGAGGTAATATATAATAAAGGCTTTTTTTATTTGTGGCACAGGCTAATGTAAAACTTACAGTTGATGCTAGTCAGGCTTCTAGAGCGTTAAAGGGCGTACAGGCACAATCGACAGGGTTACAAAGATCGTTCGGAGCATTAAAAACAGCAATTGCGGGAGTTGCTATAACAGCGGTTGCAAAGCAAGCTGTCAACACGGCTTCAAATTTTCAGGCGTTACAGTTAAGAATGAAAGTTTTGACGTCAGAATTTGGGGAATTTGCACAGGCTCAAGAATTAGTTGCAAAGGCGCAAGATAGATTTAATTTATCAATTGTTGAAGCAACAAAAGGAGTAACAGATATATTTGCAAGATTAAGACCTCTAGGAATTTCACTTAAAGATATTGAAACTACTTTTATAGGTTTTAATACAATTGCAAAATTAGCGGGATTAAACGCAACAGAAGCAAGTGCGGCGTTTACTCAATTAGCGCAGGGTTTAGGCTCTGGACGCTTACAAGGTGATGAATTTAGAAGTATCGCCGAACAGGTTCCGCAACTATTAAAAGCGATCTCAGACGAAACTGGAATTGCTTCAGGAAAGTTAAAAGATTTTGCTTCAAAAGGTTTACTAACTTCAGATGTTGTTTTAAGGGCGTTGGCAAAATCAGCAGATGAAGGCGCAGACAAAATAGGAAAAATTATGGATGCTTCGCCTGCTGAAGTATTTAAAGCCTTTAGCAATGCTGTTCTTGAATTACAATTAACGCTCGGTGATAAATTACTTCCAACTGTTTTGGCCGTCACCAAAGGAACAACCGCTTTAATTGAAGCAGTTGTTGGTTTTGTTGATAGTGAAGCGGGACAAGTAACTTTTGCATTTCTTGGAATTGCTGCGGCTATCAAAGGTGTATTAATTGTCACGCCAATACTGCTTGGACAAATAGCAGCTATAAAAGCGAATCTTCTTGCAATGTCTTTGGCTTCCGCTGCAGCAAACGGCTCTTTAGCAACAACAACAACAATGGCTTTTGCTACTGCGGGAGGATTTGCAAAAGCTACAGCTGCCGCTACAGCATTTAAAGTTGCACTTGCAAAAACTGGAATAGGTTTAGCTGTTATAGCTCTCGGAACTTTTATCACAAAATTATTACAAGCAAACAACGCTCAACGAACATTTAATGAGTTATTACAAGAGGGTTCAGCAGAAGCCTTGCGACAAGAAATAACAGACCTTGAAAAAGAACAAGAGGAACTCAACAAACAATTTGAAAATACAAATCGCCTTTTGATGGGGATTCTCGGAGTCGCGGGATTAGATATATTCACAAGAAGTGCGCAAGATATTAAAAAAGAATTAATAGAAGTGAATAATAAGATTACAAAATTAAAAGAAGGTTTACCAAACGCGGAAGCAAGAGATCTTGCAAAAGATTTTGAAAGGCATAGAAAAGCATTGACGGATTCAAACGCATCACTTCAAAAGAATCTTATTATTGAAAAAGAAGAAACAGAACTTGCAAAACTTAGAAAAGAACACGAACTAGAGGTTCAAGCAATAATTGATGAACATGGCGTTGTTCGCGGTCAAGAATTAATATTGCTTCAAAATGGAAACTTTGAATTAAAAAAACAAGGTTTACAGATGAAAGAAAATCAAAAAGATGCCGAAAGAATAAAAGGAATATTCCAAGAAATAGGCAATGATATTGCAACAGGTATTTCTGATGCTTTGGTCGGTGCGATTGAAGGTACTAAAAGCCTTGGAGAAGCGGCAAGGGCGATTGTTAATGATCTTGCGTCTTCTTTGTTAAGGCTTGGGGTAAATACTCTATTAAAAAGAAGTTTTGGCGGTATATTTTCAGGTTTGCCGGGGCTTGCAAATGGTGGTCGCGCTTCCGCTGGTCGTAGTTTTGTAGTCGGTGAACGTGGGCCGGAGATTTTTACGCCAAAAGTTAGCGGCACAGTAACCCCAAACAATCAGATTGGCGGCGGTGGTACTGTTAATAATATCAATGTAAATGTAGATGCTTCAGGCAGTTCAGTTGAAGGTAACACAGGTCAATCTGAACAGCTTGGGCGGGTTCTTTCTACAGCTATTCAAACAGAGCTTGTTAAACAAAAAAGGCCGGGAGGTTTATTAGCATAATGGCAACATTTCCAAGTATCACCCCAACATATAGCGGGTTTACAAAAACAAATCAGCCGAGAACTCGGACAATAAGATTTCAAGATGGATTTGAACACCGTATTGTTTTCGGTTTGGCGCAACATCAAAATCCTAAAGTTTATAATTTATCATTTAATGTTTCTGAAACTGATTCAGATACAATCGAAACTTTTTTAGATGCTCGCGCTTTAGATCAAGCATCGTTTGATTTCACCGCACCCGGCGAAACTTCCGCACAGAAATTTGTTTGTGAAAGGTGGCGCAAATCAATTCCATACAATAATAGAGCCGTTATTGATGCAACATTTCGGGAGGTGTTTGAACCTTGAGTACAGCCCCAATTATTAGTGATTTACAAAAGGCAAATCCTTCCGCGATTATTGAACTTTTTGTTTTGACTACTAATGAAACACAACACGGAAGCGCACAAACTTATAGGTTTCATGCAGGCACTTCATTAAATGCAAACGGCGAAATTGTTTGGCAGGGTAATTCTTATCTTCGTTTTCCTGTAGAAGCAACAGGTTTTGCATATCAACGCGGCCAAATCCCACGCCCGACACTTTCGATCAGTAACGCTTTCGGGTTTGTTTCGGCTTTATTGTTAAACGTAAACGCACATTTTAACGGAAATGATTTAACAGGCGCAGTTGTACAGCGCAAAAGAACGCTCGCAAGATTTCTTGACGCAGTAAATTTTCCAGTAGAAACAACAACTTCATCAACTTCAACAACTATTGCCGACCCCGCAGATGCCGAAACTGTTACTTATACGGTCACAGTTGCAAATGTCGGCGGTATAAATATATTTCTTTTAAATGGTGTCAATAATCCTGTTATTACAATGAAACGCGGGTCAACTTATATTTTTAATCAAGAAGATTCAAGCAATCAAAATCATCCTTTACGTTTTAAATCAGATACTAGCGGCTCATATACAACAGGTGTTTCAGCTTCAGGTTATAGCCCCGGCTATTCTGGCGCGACAGTTACTTTTCAACCGCCATATCCTGATGCCCCATCAGATTTGAGATATTATTGCACGGTTCATGGTAACGCAATGGGAAATACAATCACGATGAACAACCCGAATACCACAACCCAAACGACAACAACAACTTCAGGTTCGCAGACTAACCCTTTAGGAACACCAGACCCGACAGCGGAATTTCCACTTGAACAATATGTAATTGATAGAAAATCAGCAGAAAATCGCGATGTCGTTACGTTTGAATTGGCTGCGGTTTTTGATTTAGTAAATGTAAGAGCGCCGAAGCGTCAGGCAACAAGAAAAATTTTTCCTTCAATCGGCACTTTTAATCAATGATTTGGAAAGATAAAGCGCTGCAACACGCAAAAGAACAAGACCCGAATGAATCTTGCGGTCTTTTGCTAAATATTAGAGGAAAAGAAGAATATTTTCCCTGCCGTAATTTATCTTTAACAGCGCATCAATGTTTTATTATTGACCCCGAAGATTATGTAAAGGCTGATAATACAGGAGAAATTATTGCCGTTGTTCATAGTCATCCAGTTACACCGCCGACAGCTAGTGAAGCGGATAAAATAAGCTGCGAAGAAGATACGCTTCCGTGGCATATTATTAATCCTAAAACTGAACAATGGGGATATTATGAACCGTGTGGATATAAGCCGCCCTTAATCGGCAGACCTTGGGTTTGGGGTGTTTCTGATTGTTATTCACTTGTGCGCGGTTGGTACAAGGAAACAAAAAATATCGAATTAAGAGATTGGGAACGACCAACAACCCCTGAAGAATTTATAAAAAATCCAATGTTTGAGAGTTGTGCATGGCGGACAGGTTTTCGCGAATTAAGAAGTGATGAAAAATTAGAAAATGGCGATTTATTATTTATGTCAATTTTGGCTTCTGGTTTAAATCATGTGGCGATTTTTATAGATGGGGAAGTTTTGCATCATTTAACAGATAGACTATCTTGTAAAGAGCCATATAACCAATGGCTGCAAAAATGCACAGGAAAGAGGTTGCGTTATGTTGCGTAAAATCAAACTTTATTCAAAATTAGCGAAATTTATTGGTCATAAAGAATTTAAAGCTGTTTGTAATTCACCCGCTGAAGCAATAAGATTTTTAATTTGTAATTTTCCAGAAGTTGAAGGTCATATGATAAAGCAAAGTTATAAAGTTTTAGTCGGTGATTATGAAGTAGATAAACAAGAATTACATTATCCAAGCGGTCAAGAAGATATTCATATTGTCCCTGTGATTTCAGGTGCGGGTGGTAACTTAGGAAAAATTTTAACAGGCGCGGCTTTGATCGGTTTGTCTTTTGTTTCTTTCGGTTCTTCAACTTTATTTGCAGGCGGAAGCGGTGCGGGTTTGCTCGGTGGAGGTGGTTTAATGGGTGCGACAGGATTATATGCGGCGGGTGCTTATGGTTCGGCGGCGCTCGGTCTTATGGGTGCGGGTTTGATGTTGTCAGGGGTTTCTGGAATGATGACCCCACAGCCAAAACAACAAGATTTTTCAAGTCCAGAAGATCCGCGTTTGTCTTTTAATTTTTCAGGAACGCAAAACACAAGCCGAGCCGGAACGCCAATTAATATTGTTTTCGGCGAAGTGTTTGTCGGAAGTATAGTAGTCAGCGCGGGCGTTGATACAGAGCAAGTACGAGCATGACAAAGAAGAAAGTAATTAAAGGCGCAGGCGGCAATCCATCGCCCCCATCACCACCACAACCGACAAGAACACCTGACACGTTACACAGTAGGCAATTCGCATCATTTACGGACGTATTGGGTGAAGGCGAACAGGAGGGAAGCGCAACAGCAAGCAAACAAGGATTAACAAAAGGAACTACGGCATATAACAATGCTTTTCTTTCCGATACTTTTTTAAATGATACGCCAGTTTTACAATCGACAGCAAATTTTTCAAGTCCTGCAACTACTGATTTTAATTTTCAGAATGTAGGATTTACACCGCGTTTCGGTACAGCTAATCAAACACATATTCCCGGCATCGAAGAAAGTGAATCCGTGACAAGTGTCGGTGTAGTGGTTACAACTTCATCACCTGTTACAAGACAAATTACAAACAGCGCTGTTGATGCTGTAAAAGTTTCAGTTACATTTCCACAAATACAAAGGGCAACAGATCAGGGTGATTTACTCGGATCTTCTGTAAATTTACAAGTTCAAATTCA